GCATTTACCCCTACCCCTGATCCAGACAATGCAACAGTATTGGCAGCAATTGATACGGCAAACGCACAGATTGCTGCTTTAAATTCTACAATTACTACAGTAGTGGCAAATAACACCGCAAGTACAACTGCGGTAATAGCCCCTATTGCAACTATTTCTCAAAATACAGTAGCAGCATTAGAAACTGCAACAGCAACATTAACTACTAAAGTAGCGGATCTTGCAGTTGTTTCTACAGCAGTTGAAAGCGTTATAGCAGCACCAGTTGTTGTTCAAGCAGCACAAGTTGTAATTAACGCAGTTCCTGCACCCATACCGCCGACTCCCGCCCCACAGCCTGAGCCAACTCCGTCAGTTGCCCCGGTTCCAGAACCTCAACCCGTTCCTCAACCTGAGCCAACACCTGCGCCCCAGCCTGAGCCTGTACCGGTTCCTCAACCTGAGCCAACACCTGCGCCAACTCCTGCGCCTGAGCCAACTCCAGAGCCTCAACCTGAGCCAACTTCTCCATCACAACCTGCATCTGAGGGTCAGCCATCATCTCCTGTATCGCCTGTTTCACCTCCGGCCGAACCTGAGCCAACGCCTCAACCTGAGCCACAGCCAATCCCAGAACCCGTACCTGTTCCTGTGCCAATTCCAGAACCCGTTCCTGAGCCTCCTGTAGAACCCGAACCACCTGTTGCAATCCCTGACCCTGAGGGAACGATTGGTGAGCCACCTACTGAGCCTGCCACAGAAGAGCCATTACCACCCATAGAAGAGCCACCACTACCGGTAGAGCCCGAAGCACCACCCGTAGAGCCCGAGGCGCCTCTGGAACCTTCCATACCCGAGGAACCAGCACCAGAACCAGTGTTACCAGAGCCAGAGCCAGAAAATCCGTCCATAGAACCATTAGAACCTCCTATTGTAGAGCCAGAGCCTACCACATCAGAAGAAGTAGTTGCAGAAGTTGAAGAGGCATTATCAGACGGAAATTTAACAGCAGCAGAGTCTGATGCTGTTGTTGATTCCTTAATGGCTGATGGAGAAGTTACAGAGGCTGAAGCTACGGTTTTAATTGAAACACTAAGCGATGGGGGTAAATTAACCGTTGCCGAAGAGTCTTTAATCTTAGATGCTTTATCAGCTGATGGAGAAATTACACAAGCAGAGGTAAATAACCTTTCAGAAACCCTTGCTGAAGATGGAAAATTCACAACGGCAGAAAAAGAACTTGTAGCAGAGGCCCTTATTGAATCAGTAGCGCCTGGAGAAACTCTTACATCAGAACAAATACAAGAGGCTGGCATTGCTTATCAAGACCTTCCTGAACAGACCCCTGTTGAGGTTAGGCAGGATGAAAACGGTAATGAAGTTATAATTACAGCAGACGTGGCTGCGGCTCTAGTTTTACTAGAGAACCCATCCGAATTAGTTGGCGCAATATTTAGCGACCCAGGTGAGGCGTTACAAGCACTAGGAAGTATTGGTGCTGATATGTCTGATGAGGAGCGCGAAGAAGCAACTGACATGGTTGTTGCAACCGTTGTTGCTGCAGGTGCCGCTATGAACGCAGTCGGTGCTGCCGCTGGTGCTGCAGGTGGTTCATCCACTGGTGGTTCTGGTGGAGGAGGAAGTTCTGGAGGCGGAGGAGCCTCTGGCGATATGAAAGGAACCAGGAGACGTAAGCCATGAGAGTAATAAGAGACATGATTGACCAACTATGGACTCTGCTAGGCATGTTTATTGCCTGGGTAGTTCTAGATGGGTCAGCTAAGACCATTGTAGGGTACGCAATTGTGGGAACATTACTTGCATGGGCGGTGACTTACCCGCTTAGAAATCCAAAGGACGAAGAGTAATGTTAAAAAAGTTTTTGCTATCAGCGGTACTAGCGCTGTCTTTAACTAGCTGCGGATACGACGGACAATTTAGATATCCATGTCAAGACCCAAAAAACTGGGAAACTGCCGAATGTAAACCCCCTGTATGTACCGCTACGCAAACTTGTCCTGTAGACTTAGTAAGGACACCTCAACCAGAAGGAACACCAAATGAGTAAAGAAAAACTAACACCACAAGATTTAGATGCCAGATTAAAGTTTATTCTAGGCGTTATTTTAGGAACAATTTTATTGGCTACATCCCTAGGTATTCTTTTTGGTCTTTTATTTGTAACACAGCCTATTGGAGCACAGTCAGAGAATGACAAGATGTTCTTCAATGTTTTGGGAAGTATTGCAACATTTATTACAGGAACCCTTGCCGGCATCCTCATTGGTCAATCTGGTGCTAAAGATATCATGGCAGCACAGTTGTCTAACAAAGAGATGGATGCTAAGAACACAGCGGCAGATAAAACACTTGAAGCAGAGCTTGATGCTACAGCAGCACGTCTTGCAGCAAAGCCAAATGGCGCTATGCCAGAAGAACAACCTGTTGATACAGAGTGGGATAAATAATGGCGGAGCAAGGAACAGCGGCTCGTCTTATTGAGGTTGCTAAAGCAGAACTAGGCACTATTGAAGGACCTAAAGATAACGAAACAAAGTACGGTAAGTTTACTAAGGCTAACTTCCAACCTTGGTGCGGAAGTTTCGTCAATTGGTGTGGAAACGAAGCTGGGGTAAAAATCCCTAACACTGTTTACACTCCAAGTGGAGCACAGGCATTTAAGAAGGCTGGCTCATGGATTGACGGAGACCTTGCAGATCCAGAACCAGGTGATATCGCCTATTTTGATTTTCCTTCAGATGGTGTCGATAGAATTTCTCACGTTGGCATTGTTATTAAAGACAATGAAGACGGAACCGTTTGGTGCATCGAAGGAAACACATCTTCAAAGAAGTCAGGAAGCCAGAGAAATGGCGGAGAAGTGTGCAAGCAACTTCGTGCCTTTAAGAAGAACAAGGCTGGAGTAATGATTTCAATCGTTGGTTTTGGTCGTCCAAAGTTTAAGGCGGCGGGGGCAGCTAAGCCTGCTTCAGCAGATAAGTGCCCAACCTGCGGTAAGTAATGTACTACCTAACCCACATAACTTTCCAGGGGATAGTTATAGTAACGCTATGCGTTACTACTCTCCTTGGAATGTGGTGGTCTGAGCGCTAGCGGTCGTGCTTACCGCCAAGTACAACTAGTTCTCGTCGAGGATCAAAACCCTCACCAACAACTAAAGAAATAATTCCTGGTGCGCTTTCAAGCCCAGACTTATCACGGAACCAAGCAGAACCGTTATCCATTGCTGGGTTTTGAATAAACAATCGTGGTCCAACATTCTGTGAACGATAGTGGTGATAATGACCTACGTTAAGAATGTCAGCGTGAGCTACAGAACAACGTCCCATAACTTGACCTTGCCACCACTTAACCATGTCACGTGACTGATGACCGTGAGCCATACCGTACATAACTCCACTTAGATCTATTGTAAGAGTGCTGTCATCTGCTGCTGGATAACGGAACTCCACGCGATCACGTAAGAACTCGCTTTCCTTACAGATGTCTTCAACCTGAGCAACTACATCAATCTGCCAAGAATCTTCAGGGCGACCTACTAAGAAGCGCTGTACTTCGTCGTGGTTACCAGGCACTACCGGAACAATTATCTTGTCAGTTAAAGGTGCAAGAGCTTTGATTTGAGCAAGAAGCATTCTGCGTCCAACTCGTACTTGCTCTGAAACACCGATGTCATGGCGTCCCATTACCTTACCTTTTTGACTTGTCATTCCCTCAATACAATCGCCAAGCTGTGGCAAAGCAATCTGTTTAATTCCGTACTTACCTGCTAAATACTCGTGGTGTGCAACAGCTTCGTCAATAGAACTAAGTACTCTGTCAATAATAGCTGGGGTGTCATCTTTACCATATTGGGTATCACCAATGCTGTATACAGCAGTTAGATCACCTGATGACTTAAGAACTTCTTTAGGCTCCCAGTTAACAACTAAAGAAAGAAGTTGTTCTAGGTCATAGTCAGGACTAGTTGATTTACCTGAAGGTACAACGTTAACTCTAAACGACTCTAACCAATCACCATTAAAGGTTTGCCAACGTGAGCGTCTGTGAGATACGACAATCCACTCAGCTGGATCTAGCTTTGCTTCAATAAGAATTTCTTCTGCGCCCGGAGTATTACCATCTGGACGTGGTGTAGAAACAATAAATCCACCATCTGTTCCAATTTCAGAACGTGGTCGCCATGCTTCTGGTATAACTTTATTTAACTTGTCAGAACCTTGATTACTGTTTTGAATTATTGAATCATAATCATCTGCTAAAGACATACACAATCTCCTTGTCGATGGTCACGAACAGCGGTTTTACCGAACGTGCCCCCCGCACGGCGGAGTAACATAAATAAATCTTTTGTACTTAGATCATCATCTTCAATAGCTGTGTCTAAAGCTTTTTTGTCTTCTTCAGAAAGGGTAGCTGCCCACTGTCCTACAATGCACGCTTTCAAAGTATTCATAGTCTTTACTTCGGTGTACAGATCTTGCAACGACATTAGCGCCTCCAAGTTTTAGTCCGATTGCGGTACTAGGCCCCAGAGAATTCCTCTAAGACCTAGTAACCAGCATACACGAGTTTAGTACGAAGTGCCCATTCCACCATCAAAGTTGGTGCGGTCACGCTTCATAGCAGTCTTGATAATTTTGCCATTTGCTTGAGTCATGCCAGCAGAAGGGTCAGTCATCTTTGTATAAGTAGCCTTTATAGAATAAGCGGCTCCATTGCGGTCTTTAGCAGGAGTTTCTTTCTGCACGTTTGAGCGAGGTGCGCCCTTTGATCCGTATGGATCTCCAGCTTGTGCACCTTTCTTTTTAATAAGTGTGCCGGCCTTTGGTGACGCAGACGGAGAAGTAAAACTAATTCCATCCTTGTTCATTGGAGTGCGGCCTTGTTTTGCCATACCTGCAAGCGCCTCGTCAGGGCTTGGGATTGAGCTTTTTGCCATGGTGTTCCTAACTGTTAGAGATCTCTTGTTATAAAGAATATATCAAGTTACATTAATAGTAAAGACTATTGCGGAAATTTGTCCGTCACGGGAATCAACGGTAGTAAATCCAGGCCGACAAGTAAGGTCAAGACCTCTAGGGGCAACGTAGCCTCTAGCGATAGCGATAGCCTTAACAGCTTGGTTTACTGCGGATGCCCCTACGGCCCTAAGTTTAACTTGAGGGCGTTCATATAGAGCGTGAGCAATCGCAGAGCCTACGGATTGTGCGTTAGATCCCGCACTTACTCGCAAACACTGCTCTTCTGTAGTATCTTTTTCAATCACGATTTTGTAGTCCTTTAGGTTCGAGTTTTAGTCGCCCACCTAAGGAACAAGGTACGTTATTTAAGGATTTGCGTCAGCGTATCCAGCTTCTTTTAACAGCTTTACGAAGTCTTCTAATCGCAAGATAACTGGCCACTCCCCTATATTGACCTCTCCCTGCCCGTTTAAGCGCAGTACAGCCACTGGAAGGTCTAATCCGTTATGGCGTTCTTTTAACTGCTTTATAGCTGCAGAGGGGTTAAACCCTGTGCGAGCTTTTACTTCCCAGTCAATCCCGATAGTTCCGGTGACATCTGTGCCTGACCGCCCTGCCCCAGTAGATTCGGCATAAGGCCACCCATTAGCAGCTAGATAATTAGCAACAATTTTTTGTGACTTATAGCCACGATGTTTTCTACTCTGGGAAGGCATCGCGCATCCTAGTAGTAACTAGTAACTCTAGATCCTTTAGGGTGCCGTTGTTTACAAGAATTTGATCTACTTTGTAACCTTCTAATTCAGACTCTGAAACATGGTCGTTAACTGGACCAATACCTAAACGTTTTACACGCCATAGTTGACCGCCCATAAGTTTAATCATCATAGCTTCGTTTTCAAACCTAACATCGGTAATAACAACTCGTTGATTAGCGTTTATATTACCCAACGCTAAAGTAACCCAAACGTTCTCATCAATAGTTTTTCTAGCTGAGTTACCTAGGTTTTGCAATAGTTTACGAACTTGAGGCTCTTGTTTCGCGTTATCCCAACCAACTAGATTAACTAAGTCTTGTAAGTAACCTGTAGGACTACACGCAACCATAGGATTTAGATCATACAGAAACTCCCGAATTTTATCGGCAAAAGCAACCCTAGTGTAACCGTACTTTTCTACTAGAATAGATGCAACCGTATCTTTACCTGCTTGGGAGTATCCAATAAGGCCAATAGTATTATAGGCACTCTTAATGCCAAGCTCTTCGTCTGTGAATAGAGATAGTTGTTCGTAGCTCATGGCGTCATCCAATTGCTTCTACCAATAGATTTGTTAATGTTAACTCGTCTAGTAATCTCTCGATTAATAAGCGCAATGTCTTTAGACAATCGATCAGAAATAATATGAATTAATCCGTGGTAGTTAGACAGTTCTTTAAAAGCATCTAGCTTACTTCTATACTCTGGGTCTACTTCGATCTCGGCCTCAATCATAGACACTGCTTTTCCAGAAGTCTTTAACTCTAATCGTTTAGTTGCTTTAGTTAAAACTAAAGCTTTATCGGCCTCTGACTTATCTACATCTGCACACCAAAGCTGCAAATTAATAAACTCTAGGTAGGCTACATATTTAGCGTACAGGTCCATAACCTGCTCTTCCATCATATCCGTTACATCATCCGGTATAGACGGTGCGTCGTACACGTACTGTTCGTTTACTGCTAACCCTTGTTTTTTAAGTGTATCGATAGCTCTACTACTTGCTTCAGCAACTCTTAACTCAATTGG